GAATTATCAAGATTAATTAAAGTATTTAATAATAACATTTGGGAGAATAAAAAAAGTGTCAAATAAAAAGGAGAAATGGGATGGTAGATCTCGACCCTCAGATGATGTATATAGAAAACGTTGGAAAGAGATTTTTGGTCAAAAGGAAAATGAAGAATTAAAAAAAAGTTATGAACAATCTTTAAGAAATAAAAAGGAACGTGATGATAGAAAAAATAAAATCTAAATTTCAAGTATGGTCTTTATATTATAGAACCGAAATAATTTGGTTTACGGTAGGGTTTATAATTGGAGCTTTAATTCTGTAACATGAAAAAGAATAATAAATTCAACTATATACGAGGAAAACAGATCACGGACCACGAATCAGGGACCAGGGTTTATGAGATAGTTGGTACTAGACTTCCGAGCGTTACTACTGTATTAGGCGAGACCAAAGATAAACAATTTTTAAAAAACTGGAAGGCCAAAGTTGGAGAACAAGAAGCAGAACGAATTAAGAATCATAGTAGCAGGCGGGGAACAGCCATGCACAAGTTCATCGAATCTCATGTGGAAGGAATTGGCTACGATGATCTTACAACAATCGGACAAGAGGCGAAGCCCATGGCCCAGAAAATTATTGAAGTCGGTCTTACGCCAGTTGAAGAGTACTACGGGTCAGAAGTTATGTTACACTATCCTGGGTTGTATGCTGGGAGTACTGATTTCGTTTGTCTACATAATGGTCTTGAAACTATTGTAGACTTTAAACAATCTAATAGACCAAAGAAAGAAGAATGGATAGAAGATTATTATTTACAAATTTCAGCGTACGCTATGGCTCATGACCATGTTTACGGTAGCAAAATAAGACAGGGCGTGATAATGATGTGCACACCTGATTTATATTATCAGGAATTTAAGATTCAGGACGCCGATCTAAGGGCGTGGAAACACAAGTTTTTGAAGAGGCTAGACATGTATCATGAGTTGAAACACAGCGAAAAAGAGCAGGCAAACGTCCAGATTGTCGCAGAAGACTTCGGCAAATAAGGCGTAATTGTGTCACAAATGTGGCAACAATGTGTTCAAATCTAGTTTAGAATCATTCTAAGTACAGTTTGTATAGGTATGGCAAAAGTTTTATAAAAAAAAATAAAATGTGCTACAGATATTTTGTCTTTTTGTACTTTTGACCTAGAAGTGTTGGTATACAACAAAAATGATGGACAAAATGTGTGAAAAAAAAGTGTACTGGGACAAATTATTTTGTCCTTATTGGTCAAATCTCAGATTGCCCGCGCGCGAGGCATTTCATTTTTCTCTTTTTCTTAAAACTTTTACCATACCTATACAGATTTGAAGATGACAGAAGAAACCTTTTTTGATATGTTGAATCGAATTCACAATCCGGATTATTACTATGCCAAGAACAAAGACAAGAAGAAAACTAAACGTAAACCAACCAAGCGTAAGCGACATCCCATTTCCAAAGGTAAGAGTGGAGTGGATAGATTGCGTAAGCGACAGCGGCTGGGCAAACGAAAAAGAGTTCGACAAGATGAAGTTAGCTAGACCTGTCAATGAAGGCTGGTTGTATTCTAAAGATAAAATTTCAATTAAATTATTTGCTTCCTACGATAAAGAAGATGATGGTAGTTTTAGTTTTGGGGATCGGACGATGATTCCTCGTCAGTGGGTAAAGAAGATTCAGAAGATTTAGGTGTCTCAACAGCCTCACCCTCAACAGTCTTCGCACCTAAAAGCGGTGCGTAGTCGTCTAAAATTTGTTTCATTTTGCTTTCTAGCTCTTGTTCTGATAGGTCCTCTAGTTTTCCTGTTTTTATTATTTTCCTGTCTATATATAATCCTGCCGCTTTACCTCTATTTGCTTCCGCGTTAACTGCAGAAGAGAATGAGCCTTTTTTCAAAGCAGCTTCTCTAAGTCTTGCTAGTTCTGCAACGTGTCCTTCATAGGTCACTTCAAACTTCTTAAGTCTTTCTTCTTTGAGTTTACCAATATAACCTACAACTAAAGGACTTAGTCTTGGATTACAAAGTTCTGAGCCTTCTTGCCTACATCTTTTTTCAGAGTATCCAGCAAGCTTTGCAGCTTCACTTTGTGTTACTGGTCCATCTGGCCCACCAAATACTAAAAATTCAGCGAACCTTTGTTGCATCTCAGTTAATCTTTTTGGTAATCCCATAGTTGACAATTTAAGGTAACTATCCTATATTGTCAATATGAAAGATAATCGAGGAGAATTAGATTTAACTAAAATGATTGAAGACTTGACAACTAAATTAAAAGGCGTAAATGAAGATTTAGAGTCTCAACGCGAGTTAAATTCTAATCTCAAAAAGGAATTGCAACAAGTAAAAACAGACAATGTTATACTAGCTGATGACAATGCTATTTTGTATGACAGGCTGCGACAGCTCGGTAGGTAATGTACGTAAAACACTTACAAGAGTTTTTAGAAAAATTTACTTCTGCTAACAAAGCAGATACCCGACAGGGTAATGCAGTTTCAAATGCAAAAATATACATTGAGAAGAACGGACGACTTCATGAGATTAAAAGAATTGAAGTGCAAGACCAAGGTATAATTGGTCAGCCATCAATTCGGGTAGTTATTAAAACACAGGAGAAACAGGAAATTATTCTGCCGCCAAGTCTTATGAAAGAGTTCTAAATGCATGTACCAGTCACCCTGAAAAACCTATGGGTCCAGAGGCAAAATTATATCAAAAAATTAAAAGAAACTCCGATGGAATTTCATGGATTCGGATTGAAAACCTTAGCTTACTCGGCACTCCTGATCTATTGGGCTATAATACTTCTGGGCACTTTTTTACTGTAGAACTCAAAGTCACGAAGGGGAACAAGGTCAAGTTTTCACCACACCAAATTGCGTTTCACGTGGCACATCCAAAGAACACATTCATCATGGTCCAGGCCCTTGGTCCTAGGACCTCTAAACTTGTTCACATGTTCCATGGTTCACGAATCATGGAGCTTGTTGCTTGCGGCTTGAAGCTTGACGCTTGTAGCTTGGGGCTTGAGGCTTGTATTAAATATTTGAAGAACCTGAACTAGGTTCTGGTTTAGCTTGTGGCTTGGCGCTTGCAGCTTGATGCTTGTCGCTTGAAGCTTGTTGCTTGAGGCCCGGACCAGGTGCACGCTCTCCATCGCCCGTCGGCTTAGTCTCGCTAATGACCTGATCCAGTTTATTACGCTTGCGTAATTCTTTATAATATTTTGGGTGTTTGAATTCCATTTTAATGTTGACCGTATGATATATTTTTTATTTCTTTATTCCAACAGTTTCTGCAGTCTCTGCATTCATTATTTTGTTTAGGCGCCGGGCATGTTGCGCCGGCTGTTACAACCGTTGAAGTGTTGGGCCAGCTTCCAGCTGCCGCCTGGTCAATCATTGGCATAGAGAATCTTATAATTAAATTGTCCGGGGCTCTTGATACATGGTCCTTGATCCATGCTTCACGAGTCGGGAGCCAGTGACGCTTAGAAGGCGTCAACCTACATACTTCATAAATTTTGTTTAGGTGATCCAGATCCTGGACATCTCCTGAATCGTGCCATCTAAACACATCGGGCTTTTTAGAATTTATTAAATGCGCCATAGCTTCAACCCATTGTGAAGAGCTTACAGCTGCCAGACGCCGGTACTGTGCATCTTGAACAACCTTGAAGACATAACAACCCTTGAGAGCGTAACAATCGTAACATGTTGAGCCCTTAACCTGCCGGAGCTTGGAGCCTGTTTTGCATTCCTTGGCTGGTAGACCTATTGACCATCCCGGCATTTTTGAAGGCTTGCTCAGGCTGCCGCCTATTATTTTAAATGCTTCTTCTGTTTTCATAATTCTTTCTCCTTTAATTTGTAGGACACAATAACATTGTAGCGTTGTCTTGTCAAGCTTGCGGCTTGTTGCTTGCAGCTTGCGGCTTGGTGCTTGTAGCTTGGTCCCTGGGCCTCGAGCCAGCGCCAATGCTGCACTAGTACTTTAATACTAGGCAGCCCGGGTTGTCTACTCATTAATCACCGCTTTTGTAAAGTGGTCTCTCATATCTCCTTCGTCAGGCTCTTCGTTTATCTTTCTCATCTTCTCTTGATCCTCTTTCACTAGTCGAAGGATCTCCTCTAGAGCGTCTGCTATTCTTTTCAATTGTGTTGTGTCCATAATTATTCCTTTCTAAATTTATCCTACACCATCCTACAGCTGCTGTCAAGCTTGGAGCTTGAAGCTTGTGGCTTAATTCTTTTTTCTTTAGAATGATTTTTAGAATCATTCTAAAGTGATCAGTCTTCACACGATACTCAATAGACGTAAGGCGTCAAAGCTGCGCGTTGACTGATCCCAGATCCAACGGTGTGCCGGCCTTGCGATCAAGTTCTCACCATTGGATCAGGGATCAGTTGTTGTCCTGTGTAGGCGGGCGCACTCATTCTAGCTTTGTGGCCATGTCGCACGTACATTGCAACCTATACTATAGCGGTTAAAATCCCGCAGTGTACAACAATTGATTCTATGAATTAAATAATTCATAAATCAAATATAATGCTTGACTATCCTATTGTCAAGTGATATTTAAACTTTATGCAAAACAAAAATACAGAAAGGAAACAAATGAGTAAAATACGTATGAATACTGAATTTAGAAATAAGATTTTAAATCGGTATGTTGAAAGCGCAGAAACAGAAAACACACAAGAGCGAGAGGCATATAATCAAGCGAGAGAAAAAGTTGATGAATTATATCCACAAGCTTTTGAACTTGCAACAGATGTTGTTGAGAGAGCATACCCACAAGAAGATGTTATAACTTGTCAAAGTTTAAAATCAAAATATGGTAGTCCTCTTGATGTTGTAGCAAAAGATAAATGCTTTTATTTCTCTTATGCAAAAGACCAAGATGAAATAGACCAAAATGAAGAAAGGAACGAGGCAAATGATAATGTTTCTGAACATTTTGATTTTGGTTTATTTGGTAGTTGTGGCAATAGTGAGTATAGTGATGAAACAGGAAAACAATTTGCTTATGCTTATAAAAGAGAAGAACTGAAAGAAAAAGAGTGTAATGCAGATGTTCTTGCACAACAAAATGGCAAAGATGATAACCCATATAAAACTAAACACATTGAGGCAAACGACAAGGCACTAGGGTATAGTCATTATTCTAGTTATAATTCTGATAATGATAATTCAGTTGGAATTACAAGAGAGTTTGATAGTCAATTTTATTTAGATATTATTGGGACATCACATTGTAGGTCAAGAACTATTGCCTGTACTAAAGACGAGTTTATAGTTTTTAAAATGTTAAAACAAGCAAAAGCAAATGTTATCACTTGTCATCAAAAATGG